TGGGAACTCGCCCCTTGGTAGTGACCTGCTCCAAGGACCAGGCCCTAATATGGCATCTTTCAGTGTACTTTGCATTCCGTATAAATATTGGTAAGACCAATCAATTGGTTCTTGTGTTTCTTTATCAAACGGAGTGAAAATCAAAGTTCCAAATTTAATGTTAGAAATGTCAAGAGAATATCTTATATTTCCCAGATCAACTACAGGATATGCTTCTTCATCTCTTATTAGTTGTACTGCATCTCTTATTTTAGTATTAAAAGAAAGAACTATCATCACATTATTTACCGAGGAGAAAAGGTGAAAAACATCGCTATAATTGTTGCGCATTCTATTAACAGAGTGATCGGTAACAAAGGTTCTATTCCATGGCATATACCATGCGATCTTAGAAATTTCAAAGATTTAACAACAGAACATGTGGTAATAATGGGAAGAAAAACATACGAATCATTACCAGACTCAGTAAGACCTCTTCCTAATAGACACACTGTTGTTCTTACTGAAAATCCAAACTATCACGTCAATCACTCACGTGTTTCTGTGTGCACTACTAAAGAAAAAGCACTAATGATCGCAAGCATGAAAACAAAAAGAGAAACTATATTTGTGGCTGGCGGCGAACACATATACAGAATGTTCATGCCTGATGCTAATATAGTTTATTCAACTATTGTCTATAAAACGGTTGAAGGGGATGCATTTTTTCCAGAATTCCCAGATCCAAAAAGTTGGATATATAACTGGGGGGATAGTTACTATAGAAATATGCACTACAGAAGCATAACAGACAACATAGAGTTTGCTACGTTCCACAGATGGAAAAGATATGAGGCGGACAATTAATGCCCGCCTCAGACAAATCAATATTATGATTTTTGCGCTTCTTTTCCTTTCTTACTGGGACGACCACCAAGCTTCAGATCTGGACACAGCTCATAAGCTTTTTCACGCTTGGATTTCGCATCGGCTTCCATGAGTCTTGCTTGCGTGATAAGATTGTTTGCTTCTTCTCGTGCACGCTCTTCTGGTGTTAATTCCTTTGCTTCTGTTTGTTCAGATGCAGCAGGCTGCTCCTTCACAAGCTGTTGCTCAGTTGGAGCGTTAGATGGTTGAGATGGTGCATTGCCATTAATAGCTGCGTTTGCTTCACGTAGCGGCAGCTTTCTGTTTGGCATAGGAATAAGATTCACCTTATCAACTGGCATTTTTTTGATCAGACCACGAACATGAAGTGTCTGAAGCATAGGTGATCCGTCACCAAACACTCTGCGACTCAGCACTTCATAAAGATCAATAGTCTGTTGTGATTCTTGGCTTTCAACCACATTCATTAGATTATCGTGGTAAATATCAGGTAACGTGCTACTCTGAACTACCAGACAGTGCTCAGGGTCTTCTGGTAGTTCTCTAAAGATGACAACCAATTTATTACCAAGATGATCAATTCCAACATGTCTGGTAATGTTACTCATTTGCTTCTCCTTGTTTTTCAAATAGCTGAGGTGCTGAGACTTTCAGAAAGTCAACTATCTTTGTGTAAGTGGCACCAACGCCAGCTACTTCTGATGCACTAAATGCGCCTCGACGTGTTGCAGCATCAATGATTTGTGTTGCTGCATAGAGATCGTTGATCGTTATTGAATTCTCTTCTTGTTCTTGTGTTTGTTGTTCAACTACTGATTCTTCACTGACTGTGTTTTCAACAATAGTACTTTCAGTTGCAGTTGCTTTATCAGCTTTGTTTCTTCGTCTTCCTGGCATATTAGCTCCTTTTTTCAATTAATTTTTCTGGCCACTGCAAATACAGTAGCCAACTTTCATCCTTAATAATTAGTGGGTACTTCATTCTTTTCGCCATTAGTTCATAATAACTTGGCTTGGTTGGCATTCTCTTTGGTACTATCTTTTTGTTGTCTCCTTTTCCATGGTTACATGGCTTGCACGCAGACACAATATTAGTCCAGCTAGTCTTACCACCATGTGCTCTTGGCACAACATGGTCAAGTGTGAGTTCGTCAGTGCTCTTCGCGTGGTTGTCTCCACAATACTGACATGTAAAGTCATCTCTTAGTAGCACATTGTTTCGAGTGTATTTCACCATCCTGTTCCACTTTATGTATTGTGTAGTCATCACAACACTAGGAACTTTTAGTGTAGTGGAGGGAGACCTCACCTCCCAATCTTCATACTCGTGCACAACGTTGACTTTATCTTGATACGCAAGACGAACCGCAGTCTGCCAAGGTACTACTGAGAATGGCACCACACTAAGTGGTTGTGCATCTTGATTTAGTATCAATACATCTGTCATTGTAGTCACTTTATTTATCAAAAAAACCTATAGGTTTTTTCTTATTTTAGATTGGGTGTCTACTTATTTCGTAGACGCCTCTTCATAATGGACAGTCACACCAAAGGGCGCCTCGTGACCCGGACGACCTTTGGCAAGAAAGATGGTGTCACAATAATCTGGATCACCATACGTGTTGCCTGGGAACAAGTCAGTGAACATGATGAATGTGCTTGGAATCATACCATGCTCTTTCATCATTTCCCAGTTGCACTCAAACAAAGTACCACCGCCACCTTCTGGTTGAAAATCTTCAAGTTCATCTTCGGTGTCGGGTGTGAAAGTATGGATTGTGTACGTCTTGGTATCAAAGCACCATGCAGTAACTTTGTAGTCAGAGAACTGATCCATAATGCCTTTTACTTCACTCAAGAACACCTTGATATCTTGTGCACTGATACTACCAGAGGTGTCGATGGCGATGTGCACCTCAACACGATTCTGATTGTCCATACCAGGGAGGTAGATACCTTGGTCACGACCTTTCCGAGAACTACGAGACCATGTGTAATCGCTCTTCAGTGTGCTCAGAACGGTGTTATTAAGGTATTCACGCCAGTCAACTTTACTTTCAGTCCACTCTTTCACCAAACGAAGTGCGCCGCCCGGTACTTTACTAGCACCATTAGACTGCTCCTGTGCGTTCTTTACTGCATCAATGACGGCTTTTTTGATTTCGTCACTGAGGCGCTTTACATCTTCTTCAGACAGTTTTACTTTGCTGCTACCTTTTCCTTCTTTACCGTCGCTGTCTTCATCAGAAGAGTCGCCATCACCAGAAGAGCCGCCATCACCATCCATGTCTAGGTGAATATCCATGCTATTCATCAGTTCATCGGCGTGCTTACCACCATTCATAGCATCATCAAGAATGATATCATACACTTCTTCAGTGGGCATATCGCGGTACTTCTCGTCAATAAGGCCACCAGGGTCATTCGGACCAACACCCAACTTTGCATACTGGTCTTTATCTTTCTCATATCCTGGCATAGAACTAGCCTTTGGCATCTTACCAATGTTCAGATCTTGCAGCTCAAGATTAATAACGTAATCACCTGCACAGTTCCACAGACGCGGGTTTCGCGTCTCGCGACGAAGAAAATGACGATAGACCATGTGCATCACTTCATGTGCAACAACAAACTTTAGTTCTTCATCATCCATGCCGTTGACAAACTCAGTGTTGTAATACATATGATAGCCATCCACTGCCATAGTGGGGCACCAATCATCTGCTTCAACAAGCTTCAGACGGACGGCAAGCTGGCCGAAAAACGGATTGTCCATCAGAAAATCTACTCGTGCTTGCACGATTCGGTCAAGAACGTTTTCGTTCATGTTTACTCCTTGGATCATTGAAATCAGCGCTTATTATACTATCACACACTGAGTTTGTCAACCTATACTGAAATGAAAAAGGGCTGGCGAACCAACCCTTTTTCAGACCTTTTCACATCACTTGGTGATGTACTTGTTGTACTTCTGGTAGAAAGTATCAAACACGTCCGTTTCAATTGCAATCGGAAGCTCATACGTGCGCAGAGCAATGATTGCACCCATGATGATCATCTCGGTGTTCATGTTGTTCATCATGAACGAAAGGAAACGATCAGAAACTTCAGTCCACTCAGGCTCAGAACACAGATCACATCCTTCAGCTTTGGCATTCTCAACGCGCTCACTCATGGTGTAGCACATAGAGATAACCAGAGAGTACAGAGCCGAAGAACTCACATTCTTATCAGTCAGTTCTGTGACCTTGCCATCCAGAATGTCATTAGGATTCGGCAGTTGGCTCTTCAGTCGGCAATGAGACATGAACTCAATAGCCAGACCGTTGCCAACCGTACCACCAACAAGCTGACGGTTGATGCTTTCACTCACCTTCGGATCGTAAAGCTGGCTCACGAACTCCCAAGTACGAGGAGTAGCGAAAGCATTGTCTGCACTTTTCGGATCAAAGGTAAAAAGATTACCAGGGTTCGCCTTCAAGAAACCAATCACATCAGGATGAATGCGAGCATCAATCGCCCACTTTTCCCAATCTGCATACGTGTGCTTCAGAGTGAAGTGAACAAAACGATTCTTCAGTGCACTCGGCATACGATGCGCAACAGCACGGTCAGTTTCACGGTTGCCTGCTGCCAGAATGCTAACACCCTCAGGAAGTACATACGTACCCACACGACGGTTCAGAATCAACTGGTATGCTGCCGCCTGTACACTCTGCGGTGCGGCAGTGATTTCATCCAGAAACAGAATCGCGTTATGAAGCTCGGTTTCATCTTCACCAGGAAGCTCACCAGGGCGAGCCCAACGCATAGTATTGGTTTCAGGGCAATAGAACGGAATACCTTTGATATCAGTCGGCTCCATGATCAGAAGACGCATATCGATCACAGGTCGATTATGACGCTTGCCAATCTGGGCGATAATGTCACTCTTACCGATACCTGGTGCACCCCACAGCATCACCGGGCGACCAGCATCAATGCAGCGCTCCATAAGCTCGACTGCGTTGCTCGGAGATACTGCAAATTCTTCGTTCTGTTTACTCATGCCAAATTCCTTGTTTGTGTGTGTGTTTTACGATGTTTCGATGTGTATTATATCGAAAGCTGTGTTGTAAGTCAAGAAAAATAGTTTGTTGTAAATCAGTAACTTACAAATTTTTTGTTAGCTTAGCTTTGTTTTGCTCGCCAACGAGTGGCATTATATCAACTCTTGAAAATATCTACAACCGCATCTTTGATTTTTTCGCTAACGTGATTCTTTACTGCGTTCTGTGTTGATACAGTTTCCACAGGTTTGAATCTTGCATTATCACTGGTTCTGCTTCTGGCCAGCGATCACTAATAACATGCTATGATACAGATATCACGAATAATGTCAAGCACTTTTGCTTTTAGATGTAAGCCACTTTTTCACATCACCTCCGTTTAATTTGATAGTGAACGAATCTTTACTAGAGAACAAGTATAATCTCGTGGCCGTTAGAAAATAAGGATACTGCACTCCATACTTCAATGTCAGTAGTTCTTTTCCAGTCAGAGGTGAACTTATGCCAAAAGAAGAGTGTTGAAAATGCTTCTTTAAACATTGATACCCAGGTCTAGATAATCTGACTGTGGATCGGTTTTTGAACAAACGTGAATCCAATTCTTCACGTTCGTGTTCTTCAAATTCTCCACAGTCAATTAAGTAGTCAAACAATTGCTGTTTTATGGCCGCAGCGTTGTCCAATGCTATGCCAGGTCAGATTTGACCAACTCTTGATATCCTCCTATGTACTCGCCATCTGAGAATATCTGTGGAACAGTGCGAAGGCCTGGGTTGTTCTTCTTAAACTCTTCACGCTTCTGCATATCATCAAGACTCACTTCTGTATAGTCTAGATTTCTTTCTGTGAGCCACCTTTTTGCTGCAACACAATATGAGCATTTAGATGTTGTGTAAATTACAATATTCAAAATTGTCCTCCGTCAAGTTCAATAAAAGTTTGGTCTGGTTCTGATTGACTATTGATTGCTTGTTTTTGTATAAGTGTTATTTCTTCTAGAAGTTTTTCTGCATCATCTACACTCATAGATACTGTTTCTCTATTCTTGGTTTTGCTATTTTTCACCATCAATTCAAATCTTCTGATCGCATTCATGAACTTTCTGCCAAGTACCCATTATAAGGTGCGTTAAGTAGTGTTGCAAAGTCGTCTGGATACTTACTGATCTGCTGTAGACCCCATTGATTACAGAACCGCAGAAAGTGAATACCAACATTACTCACGCGATCTTTATTAACTTCAGTTAGTATAGATTGAACAAATTGTTCTTTGTATTCTTCTGGTTGCTGAGTGAGGTCAATTAGGTGAACATTTTTCTCATATTCACTCTTTACTGTTCTCACATTACCATCAACATCTGTCCACGTTTGTAGCATGAAGTTGTTCCAGTTGTACCCGCCGTTGTTCTTGTCTTGGTATGCTTCCAAAATCCCAGTCTTGTTTTTTGTTCCTTTTAGTCTTGCACCTGGGTAAGCAGGAAACACATTATCACTCTTATCTCCGCGAATACACTTTATAAAAAGAGACTTATCAATCCAGTCACTGTCTGGAACAAAAGCTTCATTGGGCTCACCCACTTTTAACTTTCCATCGCTCTTTATTTCAAAGCTTAGCTTTTTGCCCTTGTTGTCAAATACACCATCGTGTGAGTACACAAGATCATTTATGCCGTTGTATATTTTAACGTTGGGTGATACAAGTTGGATAAAATCTGTATCTGAACTAACCACTACATGATTATCATCTGAGTGTAGCTGTGTCCACATGGCTATCATGTCATCTGCTTCTGCAACTGGACAGTGCAGTACTGTAGCATTGGTCTTATCCAGAAAGAATTCTGCCAATGAGTTGAATGCTTCAAGAAAGATTTCTTCCTCTTCAAGTTCTTTTTTAGACAGTTTCAAACGTGCAACTGCTCTATTTGCTTTGTATTCTGAACTGTAGCTTTTCCTCCAGCTCTTACCTTCAGTACAAAATACAACATGTGTACCACCATGTTCTTTATAAACTTTTCTAATGGAATTGAAAATAATATGAAGACTCATACCAATCTTGGTATCAAGATCTCCCATGGTGCTATGCTTGGCCCTGTGGTATAAGTTCATAGCATCAATTAGTATATACGTAGTCACTTTTTATCACCTGCTTCAATGTCATTCTTTAGTATAACGTCTTGGTGTACAGTTCTGTTTTTGTTTAGCTTCTCTGTGTTTTCACCTATACCATCAAACGCATCCAGTGCAATGTTTCTACATAGATCATTCAACCATTGATCAACTGTTTCTTCTGGTTCTGGATTGGGACCGTATCCGTTTCCTTCTAGGAATTCAACAAAATAAGCATTCCAATCCAACTCAATGCTTCCTTGTGCTGGGTTTTTTCTATCTGTGTCGAAATTCTTCACTATTACCCAAGGTTCTTTTTTGATGGTGGCTACTGCTTTCTCGTGCTCTATGTCATTAATCTTACCATATCGCTTGTCGATATCTAAGTGAGCAATCTTCAACTCATCTTCATCTTTGATTTCCAGTCTTGCTAGTTCTTTTTCGTAGTCAATCTTCTCTATTTTACCAAATTCTAGATCTATGTCAAGCAGTCTTCGTTCTGGATATTCATGCTCTAGCTCTGCGAGTCTTCTTAGACCCGCTTCTTGATCTATTTGATCATAGTCAAGGTTGGTTTTGGTATTTTCTATCTCTAGTGTTTTTGGGTCGTCTCCATATAAAATTCTGTTTCGCCTCAAACACAATTTATAAGGGTCATCACCATATTCATAGTCTGCTTCAGCAAGCTGTCTGGTTTTGCCACGTAAGCCCCAACTTCCCGGTAGCATCCAAAACGGTATTAGTCTTTTCCTCATTTTATTTTCCTATTACATTATCCCAAATATAAGCGTGCACCCTAGCACTCACATTATATCCGCGGCGTATGGTTTCTTCTACTATTTCAACTGTGTCATTGTCTCTTTGACTTGAATCTGTTGCTCCCACTGGCATGATCCAAACTGGCCAAGTCACACCTTCGTTTCTGAATAGCTGAACTAGTTCTTCAAGTTCATCCCATGATTCTGGTGCATTCCTGACGACAAACTTTAGCTGTCCACTCTTAGAGACTTCTTGATATTCTGCAACAACCGCTGGATGTATTGCACGCTTGTTAGACTCTCCACTAACAGTGAATAGCTTGGGACTCACGCTCCAGAACCATTCACTAGTGCTCGTGTTTGAATACAGATTCTTAATAAGCTGTTTTAGTTCGGGTGTGATTTCTCTTGTACCATTGGTTTCAACTGTCACGTGTGTGGGGAAGTTATCTCTCTCAAGAAATTCATCTATGATTCCAATCATTCCGCGTTGATTCTTTTTCAACATGGGCTCGCCGCCAGTCATACACAAATGTCGAACTTTTCCATCACTCGTTACAAATTCACCATGTGGGTTGTAGTCATTATTCAGTAGAGATTCAAGTTTGTCTGCTATCTCTGATACTGTGGATTCTGGACATAAATGCTTGAACCGCTTTGCCCATGAGTAAGATGAGTCGCATCCAGTAGTCCAAACAGGTAAATCTTCTATTCTACTAACATCCACAAGATCTATTTCTTTGTACGGAAGCACATATGTGTCAGGATCAGTTGGGTCTTCTTGTCCAAAACCAGAGCACGTTAGATTACACATGAACCACCTAACCCATACTGTTGGAATTCCAGTATAGTGTCCTTCAAATTGTGCACTGGAAAACACTTCGGAATATCTATATTTCTCCATAACAAATCCTTTTTCAAAATTGTTCTATATATTACACCAAAAACAGTTCAGTGTCAATCACAATCTCTGTCATCTGGGTATCTTCTACAGAACAGGTCCAGCAACTCTTGGTAATCTCTCAAGTCTCGCTGATCTTTTGTTTGTTCGTAACGATCACGCAAAGTCCTCAATTCAGATTTTAGATATGCCCATTGAAAATCTTCGTACTCAGACCGTGGAACAAAGTTAACCATTTGTTGTTCTACTTGACTTACTTTTCTTTCCACGTATCCGTGCGCAGCATATAATCCGCTTCCTGTTGATGTTATCAGTGCTACGGTTGCTATTGCAGTTTGTATTGTATTCATGGCTCCCTTATCGGATGGTGTGTTACACCTACGCCGTGTCTATGTAAAAATAACAAACCATCGTTATCTTTTAACTCAGCATAAAACAAATGAACTATGCCAGTGTTATATATACTCTTTGCGCACTCAATACAAGGAGAATGAGTTACGAACATCGTAGCTCCTTCTGAACTTTCATTGCTTTGTGCTATTTTGTCTAAACAATTTCTTTCAGCATGTATAACTTCTGGCTTTGTGACTAATTTAAACCTTGATACACTATCTACAAAAGGATACTCTTCATGTGAACACCTTTCATCTCCGCGAACAACATATTCACATGTATTATCATGTCCAGAAGGCGTACCATTGTATCCAATTGAAATTGTTCTGTTGTTCTTCACAGCAATAGCACCTACTTTAAGTTTCTCAGCAGTACTCAACTGTGCAGTGAGGTAACAAACCTTCATATAGTAATCAATGTGCTTATGCTTCACTGTCTTTGTTTCCAAGAACCATTCTTTCTAACATTTTGTACTTGTGGTATGCCTCTTTAAGAGCGTTGTGTTTATCTAAATCTTCTGGTGATGGCTCATCATATAGAATGCCTAACATTTTTTCTATTTTTTCTATTCTGCCAGGCAGGTCTCTCCATTCTTTTTCTTTCATTCCAAATATAGAAATCTCAGGTTCCTCTACATGATTAGCAATTGTTGAAACACCACAGTCTTGCAGAATTCCACCAACTTTTAGCCCAGTGGTAGAACTTGTATCCCAGTAACCGCTGCCTGTAAGATAAGTATTATCCAGGGTAATATTCGAGGATTGCTCCGTTGATGTTGTCTTCATATACCTCCACTTTTAATTCTCGTTCACCGTACTTATTTACGATGGCATCTATTAATTCTTCAGCTATCATTTCACAGCTTTTATTATTCATTTCTAAGGCACCTGTGTTGTATAGTCTCTTACAAAACCGCGAGAACTGTATAAATTCTATTTCTCGGTTGTTATGCTCTACTTCTATCGTAACATATATGAAAAAGTAATGAAAGTGACTATGACCCAAATGACTAACATCATCCCAATCTCCTGTCGCTAGTTTTGGGTCTGTGTCTGCACCAGGATAATAATGCACGCCTTCAATCTGAAATGGAACTTTAATATATCTTTTTATCACGCTTTTTCCTCTTTGTTAGTTTCTTTAGTAGCATTTTTCTTTTTACTGGTGAAAAATAATCAACAAACACTATACCTTCTAAATGATCCAACTCATGCTGTATGCATATACTCTCTATACCAGAGAACTCAGACTCAACGTACTGCTCTAGGTCTACATCCCAGTATTTCAGTAATACTGTTTGATGTCTGTTGACCTCTGCATATACACCTGGAAAACTCAAGCACCCCTCTTGATACATGATGTTTCCAGAGGATTCCAATATAATAGGATTCACAAAGTGGTGTTGTAATCCAGCACAATGAATACTGGTTGTGTCCATTACAAAAACACGTTTACCAATACCACACTGTGTGGCTGCCAAACCAATTCCATTGTTTGTTTGCATAGTGCAAAACAAATTGTTGACCAACTCTTTGTTAGTTTCAGTGTCTTCAACATCAACGAGTGATGCTTTTCTAGTTAGAACCTTATCTGGCCACTCACGTATAGTGTATATCATAGTGCAGAATCTTGTGTGTACTTTATCCAAGGTGTAAAAGCTTCTTTGCTTTTTAGCTGATGTATAGAATGGCACCACACACCTGGGTTTGTTTTATTGAATCCTTCGTCATCAATTTTTAGTGTGGCATTGTAGTTAACACTATTTATACATGGGACTTCCAGTGAAATCATAGGAATGAAATTGCTATCTTCATACATTCTGTCCATTTTTTGTCTTACAAATTCATGGTCCTCGAATGGAAAGTCAAGCGTGACTAACTTATTTCGTCCTCTCAAGAATGCAGTTATCAAAGCAAAATCAAAATCTCTGTTGAAGCTTTTATTCGCACCAAAATAAACGTGGTCGATGTTCTTTTGATGGCAAAGAACTCTCAGAACATGTAACTTTGCTGTTATATCTTTGATGTCTGGTGAACCCACAACAAATAATGTTTGCATACCTTTGGCAATCGTGTTTTCGACTTCTTCACCAATAAAGTATTGTACACTGTGATCTTCAGTATTAATATAAGGCCTGTTCATTGATGCTTTCCTATGTTGACGAACTTTCTATAATCTAATGTATTTCTTTGGTACTGAGGTAAGTTAACTCCAGTAATTATATCAAGTGTTCTGTCAATTGTCTTGTCTTGATAGCTGCTCACTTTACCAATGTTATACTCTAACGAATCATAGTTTAGCGCTGAGTATATCTTGTTTACTGCATCTGTAACACTCCAAGGTATGTACATATGATTTTCATTGTTTGCAAATACTTCTGGAAAGCTTCGGTAAGCTGGATATATCGTACCCACTCCTAATGCATCAGCCTCACTGACTGTATTACTCACCCAATCTTGCAACGCACAATTAAATAAAACTCTGCTATCATTGAGTAAAGAATAGTATTGGTCTTTTTTTAGACCTGTGTATATCTTGAAGTTTACATCATCTCGTTCAGATAGCTCTGATGCTCTATCAACATATTCTTGCCTGTTACTCTTTAACTGGTTATGGCCAGAGAGCACAGCAAACTCTACTTCAGTGCCATTTATTCTTGCGTATTCTTCAACAACATCCATATAAAAGTGTGGCTGCTTTTCATCATCCCATCTTGCTGCAAACACAACACGCAAGCTTTTTTCTTGTGTTGGTTTTATGCTCACACGACTTTGCACCTCATCTTTACCGAACGGCAGACCACTTACGTATATATTAGACTTAAAACCAGCGATACGAAGGTGTGCAACCATTTCTTCTGATGCAACAATAATTCCGTCAACAACACTATCAACAATCTGCTCGTATGGTCGCATCCAATTAAACATTCCTTCTCTGTTGACAAAATCATCAGGGTCTATAGTTTGAGCTAGACATCTAACAAAGATACGAGGATGATATTGCTCTGGCGTTTGATCAAGTATATAAGGTAGCGACTCAAACCCAGGTGTGAACATATCTTCGTAAAAGATAACATCTTCAGACGTTACCTCGCCTCTTTGTAGCATCTTAACTAAATTTGCATGTTGGGTTAGGCTATAATAGCTTCTACCATGTGCATCAAGAACTGATCCAGTAACTATCTGATTGTCATTATCAAGATAGTCGCCTCTCACAATCTCATAGTTTATGTTTCTTCGTTTGAATACTTCTGTATTCCAATTTTCAAGTTGCCATGTGTATCTTGCCTCATACTTCTCAAGGCCCATGTACCACAATTTTCTCATTGATTACTCCCATCAAAAATATCGTCTGAGTCTTCAATAACATCGCTGCAATGAGTTGTGCTTTGGTCTTGGAACAATGAATCAAAAGTGTTAGACCGCTTACCACCTATACTGATACTCTCCAAGAAAGCAGCATTATCATTGAGTATCTTTTGTGGATCTTTTGTAGTGGGATCAAACACATCTTCTACAAGTTTATTAAAGAATAACAATGATGCTGGTATTAGATCACTAACTTTGTTTGCTCCACTATTCTTTTTATCTGCGGTCCAATCACTATAGTGTAACCTTTGATAGATACCTCTACACATTTCAAAGTCTACCAGCTTATTCGCTTCTATGACAGCTTCTATGTGCTTATACACGCAATGCGCAGCTACCAATACATAACTCATACTATCCCAAGACCCAAGACCTTCTTTCCCGAGCTGGTTCAGATCACCATGTCCAAGCTGACAAATATGCCCAACATTCATTCTGTCTGCGATTGGTGACTGAAATGGAAGTGGAACAGTAGAACCTTTCATTGATCGTTCATCAATCGTGTTTCTCTGAACATACCCAATTCTTTCAGGTGTGAATATGTTATCTGCGTATATCTGACCTTTAGCTGCACCAAGAAATGGCGTTGCAGCATCAAAACTAATAGTGATGTTTGGGTTGTAATACTTTCTTAACTGTCTTTGTATCGCAGTCAAATAACACGCCCAATCTAATCTACCAATACCAAGAAAGTGTATCCAATCTTTGTACTCAAGCAATCTACTTCTAGACAAGTCTAACATTCTCTCTAGCGCGGTCTTCATATGAAATTTATTGATACCGGCAAAAGCATACCCTTCAAATGTTCTATCAGGGGACAGATTCATCTTTGTGACTTCGGCTTGGTTGCTATATGGGATAACTGCATCATACCATGTCTTGCTGTTAGTCGGAGACGTGCCACTCAAGACATTAAGAAACTTTGTCTTACCAGGTGTGCGATTCTTGATAAAGTAATCTAGGTTGATTAATGTGTAATCTAGTGTGTCCTTAAAAGATGTCAGCTTTGTTTTTTTGTTATATGGAGGTTCAGATGCCATAGCAGGAATATCAAACGTCATACTCCAATCAGCAGTATTTTCAAGCCAGTTTAGTATTTTATGCCTGATAACATCACCACTGGCACCTGTGAAATTGTCCCAATCCATGTTCTTGAAATGACTAGCACCTTTAGCCACTTGATAGCCACTGCTGTCACCAATTAGTGTTGTGTGATTACGATCTCTGCCATGTACCATGGATTCATCTGTCCGTCCTTTTGTTAAATCAAGATGTGCATGACCAGCAGAGTACAAAGCCCACTTATAGTGAAAGTAGCTGTTGTGTTCTTTCAAAAAGTCAAGACCAGCACTACCCAGTTCAAAAGAGTTACCAAAACGTTGATCTTGGTAACTCTGTGGCTTGTTAATAGACTTGGCTAATTGGCGAACAAAAAAGGTACTTAAAGCTGGTAAGTAAATACTGTAACCACCGTTTTCTATTGCGCTATTAAAGTCTGTCATTACACTGCCTTTGCTGGTAGAATGTATTCAAATTTTCCTTCTTCGTTTGAGAACTCAATCTTTAATGCACCTTTTTCAGAAAAGCACATAACACAATCTTCTGATTTCACAGCAAGCCTGAGTATAGCCAGCGTCTCGTTGATTGGCCATCCCCATCTGCCACCTAGTGTTCCACTAACATCACGAGCAAAAGGTACGTTAGTTCTATCATTACTTCCAGTACCGATCTTTAATACCAAATCCCCATCTATTGTTTGTGCGACAAAGATTTGCTCAAATGATCCTAGTATACCAGAAAAATAACTTAAGTCCTTTATATTACCTTCATTGGGCGCTACAGTTACGTCCCAAGTAGTACCGCGGAAAACAGGAACTTTGATTTGCTCTTCAACAAGCTCTGAACTCATGAAACGATAGGTAGACTTATGGCCACCTGCTGCACTAAATTTAACTTCACTGGGAATATCTTTTCCACCACGACTCTCAGTGACAACTTCTACTTTTGCACTCTCATCTTGAAATGGTGGGAATTTCAAGTAGCCATTTAGCACACTCATTCTTGCCAGTCCTACTACACCTTCAAGCTCTGAGACTGGGTTGTGAAGTTTCCCATACATCACAACAGAACGTGATGGTTCCATTGCCTCAAACACCGTTTCTACATCATTGGTTGTGATTTTGACCATATCAATGAAACCGAGTCCATGTGTATGATCAAGAATATTTCGTAGAGTTTTGCTTAACATTGTTTCTCCTGTAGTAAATTTTTCTAATTATATAATACTTTTTATCCGAAGTCAAACAAACTTTCCATGTGTTCTACTTCGGGTGATGTTCTTGATAAATCCCACCCAAGAATTGAAAGTAGATTTTCAATTTTTTTGTCAACCACTGTTTGCATCATTGCATCTTCATCAAACGGAAGCTTCGTGAACCATTCTGGCAAATGTGTCTCGTCCACTGGATATGCAACACTTGACATTCTCAAATCATTATTCTCTTTTAGTGGACACACAACGATCTTCTGTCCATCTACAATTCTACTGCTATGTCTGTCATGATACCTTTCTCTTAACGTGTTCCAGTTGATACTAGCCATAACATGTCCAGGTATAGTAGGCTTGGCTATTTTTCCATGTGTTGCTCTCTTTTTCAGATAATTTTCTAACACACTGCCATACTTGCTCAAGTTATTAACTGCTTTTGGTGATCCTTTTTCCCATGGTTTCTTTCTTGAAAAAGTGCTTTTGAACGTTCTGATAAACTCAATAACTTCGTCTTCTGATCTATTAGTAAGTACCAATTCAAGCACTTGCTTCAAAAATTCTTGTACAACTTTTGGTGTGTCACTTCTGCGAAGGTCCAATCCAGTTATTTTCATCTTACCTGGCTTACCATCAACATCTTTTCTCTGGCCTTCGTCGTCATATACCATTATAGCATAGCGCTTTTTCTTTATGAATAAGCCTGTTTCGCCAACTACTTCTCTTGCAGACTTTATCACCTTACCTCTTTCTAATGGTACGTTAAAAGTCTCAAGCATAAATTGTGGGAAAGTACTACTAACTTCTGCTGATACGGTGTCATATAGTTCTATAACTGTGTCTTTATCCCATACTATTTCACCATTGTCAATTTCCTTGCTCAAAACAGAATACGCAGAAAAGTAAACTGAGTTGTGCACTAAAATATCATTAGCAAAAAAATAAGGATCATCATTCGCAACACCTATATCATATACATACTCATCATCAAAATCATCTAATCTCTCAACACCAACCACTTCACTTACTTTAACATCCATTTCTTACAATCCTCCAGTACTGTTGCGTTATGTAATCAAACAGCAGTTCTATTTCTTCTTTTTCTTCGTCTGTATATGGTTATGTTGACGTGTCGCTATCAACTATTGTTATTACTAAATCTCCTTGTTTTATTTCACTAGGTTTTTTCTCTATTAAGCGACCATCTTGCATTATCATCACACTGTGATCATCAGTAACCACAACTGACTTTCCGTTAGAAGTTGTTACTCTATACCGTGCTTTGTTTTTTACTTTGTGTCGGTATACATAGTTGTAATTAACAAAGTTCAAGACACCACTTGACCCAGTATGTGCTATTTTTATATCGCTGTTAAGAGAGTATTCTTTACCATTGCTCTCCCAGTATTCATTCCCCTGCAAGAACAGCTCTTCTATAGTGGTATTTTGCACAGTCCCATTATCACGTGATATTCTTATCAATGAATCATGTGCAACCGAATCAGTATCTCCTGCGACGCACGCCCTTCCTTCATGGTCATACGATCCGTCAAGTATCTCATTGGTCTTTGCGGCCATATGTTTTGTTATACTTCTACCTGTTAATGTCGTACTCTGACCTATCCTTTTATCATAAAATCTACAATGAACATTCAATAGTCCGCCATAAACTGAGTTCAGAGAAATCTTACGAACAAGCTGCCTCTTATCCCAAAAACTAACGAGCTTATTAAGTGTGTCGACATCTTGGTGTTTAACCAACCCATCACTAATACACAAACTATGTGCTGTTAAATAAGATTCGAGGTCTTCGGTGTTCTTTAGTGCATCCACAGAAAAGACTTCACCAATTGAATATCCATCTACAGTACCTTCTTCAGTTGGTGTAAAAGTCAAGTTGTTGTCAAGCTGAATACCGTTAACCAAACTTTCGTAATCTTTTTTAACTCTTTGCATCAGTTGTCGTTCAGAGTACCATCGTGTAAGAAGCGCTGGAATTATACCCTCTTGATCTGTCTTGAATATTGTTCCGTTGGCAGTTATGCACCAATTGTTATTTTTATTAAATACTAACTGACGAAGCTCAGCGCCACTTAATTGAATACTTTGATTGTCTTCCATATCCAAAGTTAGATTTGCAACGTTATCAGCATCGTAAAAGTATTCCATTTCTAACACATTAAACCTGTCGTTCCACCATTCGGTCATGAACCGTTTAGCACCAGGTTGACTTACCCATTTTAATATCTCAGTGTCCGTCTCTGTTGTTCGTATTTGACCAACAATAGTCTCAGGGCTCATGTTACATGCTCTGATAACAGATGGATACAGACTGTTTAAGTCTGCTGATCCAATCCACTTGTGTAAACCTTTCTTGGGCGTCTGAACCCATCCTCCTGCTGCTTTGTCTTCAAGGTCAGCGAACTCTTCATCAAACACACTATGTTCGTTCTTTTTATATGATTTGTCTGGTACTCGCAAACCTTTGCTGTGAGCTTCGCAAATAATTGCGTTCTCTGTTACAGCAACTGCACCCATTGCGGCTGGAAGTAGCACACACGCACTATGTGCAATTGTTATAGCAAGTTCAATGTACTGAAGCTTTTTGTCTATGCGATCAAGCAATAAAGTATCTTGAATGTTATATTCTATGAACTTCTGAAAGTCATTGTGATACAACTCATCAAGTGTTCCATCGTACTCTACTTTCTTTTCACCAAGTTCAGCTTCAGCAATATTATCTAATGAATAGCTGTGTCGCTCTTCATATGTAAACTTTTTATATAGCTGCAAGTAGTCAAAGTGAATACGCCCAGTTAGATCATACGTCTCTGCGGTCTTTCCACCTCTCAGATATTCTCGCTTTGAAGGAAGTTGACCCCACAAACACAACTTTCGGCTTTCATTTCTTCCGAGTATTTTGAATATGCGATTCACCGTGTATGGGATATCATACCCTTCGCTGTTCCACCCACTGATAATATCAGCATCTTCAACTAATAGCAGAAAAGACTGCAATAGCTCTGATTCACTTTCGCAGATGATAGTATTTCCAACAGTACATGCAATCTGTTGTGCTTGTTCTTTTGTGACTGTATCTGGTGCCAATGCAAGACATACAGTTTGATTCAACCACTGTAAATGAACAGCAACTGATATAATTGGGTTATTTGCGTCTTCTGGATCGCTGTAACCTAGCTCTTGGTCAAACGCAGTCTCAATGTCAAAGAATAAGTTGTTCGTGACTGGTGTATTTTTGTTTAAGTAATGTGCTTCAAGTACTTTATTAAGTGGCTTGATATCACTTTCAAATTTTTGTTTGTGTGAGTGGATTCGTTTAAGTTGTTTGAACTCTTTATCAGTATTGCACGTTATACGAGATAGCGAGTCTCCGTATATGCTCTTGTGTCTTCCATTTGGGTCTTTGGTGTAAAATTCATATACAGCGGGATAGTCAATGAAAACTCTTTTTCCGTTGACTCTTTCTACTACCTTTACAACCGATTCATTTGGTGCATATATTGCATCTACGTACATTAATTCTCCTTTGCTGCGCATTGATATTCTAATTCAAGTCTGGTTCTGATAGTATCACCCCATCCCTGCTCATTCAGCTTAGACAACATTGCTTTTTCTGTAACTGTTCTTCTAGTGGTTGCATAAGTTCTGGGTAGTCGTCTTACAAAATTTGGAAACTATAGTCTGCCTTCCTTTCACCTTTATCTGCAAGTGCCCCGATATTCCTTTTTTACACACCACGAATCCTAAACTATTCAAGCGTGTGTTCTGGTGGTAAGTCTCTTTTTGCTTTCTCAACAGTGAACGACTGCTGAGCCACAGCTCTTGTGGTTTTCTGCGTGATTCTGATAATTTCTAGAACCTCCAGTTTCAATGTTAATTAGTCCAAGACCTAATATATCAGATATCCAATAATGGCCCTCAGATTTATCTTTGTATGATATGCATAGTCTGCCACTAATTCCTTTGTAGTGTAGTGGCTTTTTGTTATCCCCGTGCCAATTTGTTGGTTTCCCCCCTTGGCGCTGAATGTGAATTACTCACTTTATGATGGTATTCCCCAGTGAAATAGACATCTGTTATCTCAAATTCACTAGGCTTACGCATCAACACTTCAGCCATTGCAGTGTCAAACAGCTCCTTTGCGTTTTTCATACTCTTTATCTTTCGTCTAAGGTTTTGGTTCACCTAGATTTAAGGTTGTTAGGATATCTTCAAGCTCTTCAAACTTTCTACGTTCGTCAGCAAGATTATTTTTGTGTGCGGTTTTGACTGCTTTCTTCAGAACACCTGGGGTGATGCCCATCTCTTCAGCGATAGCTTTTATAGTATCATTCAAGCCGCTTTGTAGATCATCAATCTCTTGATATACAGTGCAACCTTCACGCACTAGCTCTTTTAGTCTGCGTACATCATCAGCATTATAGTGGCGAATATGAGATTTGTCTGTCATTCGTTCTCCTTTTTAGTGTTGTCTGAATACTGTATCAAACAACAGAGGAGATGTCAACAGTTAATCTCTAATTAATTCAATTTCAAAGTCTTGCGTAATTACTCCGGACAAAGAACTTACAATCTGGTCTAGGTCATCGTATGAAGTATCATCATCTACTTTCATCTCATATATAACTTCTGATTGTTCTTCATACATTGATATTGCAACACTATCATCGGCCAATTCGCCGTCTTCATGATATGCACTCGTTAAATGAATATCTGTTATTTCACTTACAATTTCATACACCTGATCTATTTCTTGATCACTGAGTTGTGATTCTGTTGTTATTCTGATATAACGTTGCATTATTTTACCTCTATCCAGTTCAAGGAGCTGTACACAGTTGTGGTTTGGTTTGTTAGACGTTGTGCTTGTACTACGAAGACCAAACTGTCTGTTGCATCGAAATTTTGGTCAACTACCTAAGAACTAAAGATTCTTAGGCTTGCTCCATTCCCACATCAACAGAACCATCTTCTAGTTCAATCAAATGGTGAACCACAGCGTTCACTGCATACTCAAATCTCGTGTTACCAGCTTGCTCTCTATCATCAGATGCCAGGTCAAGCTTGGTTTTTTGTCTGTCTTCTTTTGTTGGTAAACTAGAAATAGCCATCTTAGAAACTCAACAATACTCTATCAATGTGTCCAAGGCCTGTTATATCATCAGTTGGAGAAGGTTCAGGTATGTAATCTCTATTTAGCACTGCACGCAAGTAAACAAAATTGCCAAAAAATGAAAAAGCCCTTGTTCCAGTATCTCCTATGTCTCCACTTGGATCAGCAGGATCTTCAGGAAATCTAACAAATGGCGATATAACAGCGGAAAATGAGTTTAAATTAATAAAAAACCAATCTTCTTCTTTTGGGTCAACTTCCAGTGTACCTTGAAGTCCGAACTCACCTGTGAAATTACTATATATAACTTGAACAGTATGAAGTCCATCTGTTCTTCCATAGTAACCATCTGCTCTAATCGGTTCTCCAACCAAGCTGTGATTTCTTCCAGTATTGCTCATCATAACAACACTTTTTCTGGATGGTGTCATAGACATATTATTCTTCTGTTCCTTTGATTACTTCAGTCACACAACCTTCACCGACTAGCTCACCAACGATTCCTTCAAGGTCTGAAATTAAAGTATCAGTTACTTTTTGTTCTGCATCTTGTGAATCTTTAACAAGCTGTGAAACTTTTATTACTATCAATTCTTCTGCTACTTTTGCCATTATTTCTCTCCTAATTTTTCCAAGTCGCAAGACCCATATATGCACCAACCAAAGAAATGAACCCTGATATTGCTATTATTAAAACACTATTAAATTCACTTAAGTCTCCAGCTCTGCCAGTAACTGCCACAACAATAACTAGTAAAACCAAAACCATAGCAAACACCAGAGAAATCTTTGCAATCTGTCTTCTGTGCTTCCATTTTCTGGATGTTAATTCTTCGTTGAAGTTTTCTTCTTGCATTCTATTATTTACCCAGAATAACTTTTTATGGGTAGCAAAAACAATAATGGGGCCANTGGCCCCATTATTTTACGTACCNCTNTCAGCGGTTTGTTTGTTTTTTGAACTATAATGTAAGTTCAACCCGTCTTTGTTGACTCTTACAATAACTTTTCCTCCTTTTGTTAGCTTACCAAACAACATTTCTCGTGCAACAGGCTTCTTGATTTTATCACGAATCAAACGTTCAAGGGGTCGTGCACCCATCTTGGGATCAAATCCATTTGTGCATAGCCATTCTTTTGCGTCTGCTCTGATACTAACACGAACAGATTTACTTTCCAATGTATTGTTCAACTCATCAATGTGGCGATTTACAATCATACCCATTTCATTGATGGTAAGAGGGTTGAACATTAGTACACCGTCTAGCCTGTTTCTAAACTCTGGTGCAAAGTAGTTCTTGATTGCTTTGTCTTGTTCACCACTGTTGTCATTTGAACTAAAACCAATCTTTGCCTTTTCACTGTCTGCGGCACCAAGATTGCTAGTCAGCAACAAAATAACATTACTGAAATCAACAACTTTTCCGTTGCTACTGGTTAGTCTCCCATCATCCATCACCTGAAGAAGAATCTGTGACACTTCTGGTGCAGCTTTTTCAATCTCGTCTAACAGAAGAACACAATTAGGATCATTTTCTACTGCGTTTGTAAGCAGGCCAGATCCAGCGCCACCTTCTCCGTGTCCAACATAACCTGGAGGAGCACCAATAAGCTTTGCTACTGTGTGTTTCTCTTGGTATTCGCTCATATCAAAACGCACAAGTGTAACACCAAGAACATCAGCGAGTGATTTGGCAAAATATGTCTTACCAGTACCAGTTTTACCACTCAACAAGTAACTACCAATCGGTTTTGTTTTTTCTTCAACTCCACTCTTCGCCATCACAATGGCTTCTTCAACTGTATCAATAACATGGTCTTGGCCATACACGCGATCTTTAAGCCGAGAAGCAATTGTTGAGATATGTGTGTTTTCTGAAACGTCAATCATGTTGGCTGGGATTTTTGCAAGCTTTGAAGTTGAACTAATAATCATCTTCTCACTAACTGTTTTTTTGCCATTCAACTTTGCAAAAGCGCCTGCGCTATCAACAATATCAATTGCTTTGTCAGGTAAGAACTTGTTCTTCATATACCTAACACTCAGGTCAACAGCAGTATCAAGCACACGATTGCTATAAGTAACGCCATGAAACTGTTCGTAGTACTTTTTTAGACCATACAGAATCTTCTTTGTGTCACGTACACTAGGCTCAGTGATTTCGTATTTTTGGAAACGACGCATAAGCGCTTTGTCTCTCTGGAATGACTTTTCATATTCATCAAACGTGGTTGCACCAAGACACCGCAGTGTACCTTTGGCAAGCATAGGCTTCATAAGATTACTGGCGTCCATGGTCCCATTTGTAGTTGCACCAGCACCCATGATCATGTGAATTTCATCAATGAACAAGATCACATTGCCTTTCTTGTCAATCTCATCAAGAACACCTTTTAGACGTTCTTCAAACTCGCCACGATATTTCGTACCTGCGATCATAGAACCAAGATCCAGACTATACACTTCGCAGTTTGCAATTGCTTCTGGAACCTGTTTGTCAACAATCATCTTGGCAAGACCTTCTGCGAGACTTGTCTTACCAACACCTGGGCTACCAACATAAACAACATTGTTCTTTTTTCGGCGTGCCAACACTTCAATTGTATCTTGAATCTCAGTCTCTCTGCCAATAACTGGATCAATTTTTCCAGATTCACTTGCTTTATTCAGATTCTGGCAGTAACACTCAAGCATGCTTTCTGTGGCATCACCACTTTCTTCACTTCTGTATGTGTTTTTCATGTAATCAATGATGTCCTCTTTATGGACATTAGAGTGTTCCAAAATAAAAAGGCTGTGGCTGTTCTGTTCTGCGTAGATACTGAGCAAAAGACTTATTAGTATTTGTGATAGTGTTTTATCTCCAGTCATGACTGCTGAGGTGATGGCGCGTTGAAACACACGCTGTACTGCACTTGTTCGTACTGGGTCACTTTGCTTCTTGCTTGTAGTATTATTCAAATAAGTGGCAAAATGCTTTTCAATTCGATCTCGAATAACTGTAGATTGTCCACCAACATGACTAATGACATCTTGCACTTCTTTTTCATGCAACAGACTCCACAGAATATGCTCAGTTGTTACATATTCATGATCGTTTTCAATTGCATAATCATTAGCTCGGATAATTACTCGCTCAATAGCATCATTCATTATTTTTCCTCAAAAGGTTACTTTAGTTCTATGTCCAGTTGACATTATAGTACCACACTGCTCTTCTGTCAATTCGTTCTTTTTGGGTATTGTTACTGAAAATCTTATGAAAAGATCACCTATTTTTTTAGTTACTGGGTTGGGGATACCGATACCACGAAGTCTTATTACATCACCAGGTTGTGTTCCATCTGGTACCTTTACGTTGTATTTCTTACCGTTTGGATGGGTAATGTTCAACTCGGTTCCTTGGATTGCCTCTGAGACTGAAATCTTCACGTCGGCCAGAAGATCGTCTTTGTTCCTCTGAAACTTAGCATGTGGAGTCACAGTTACTTCAACTTGTACTCTTTCACTTATGAAAAACTTCGTTCCTGATCTAACACCAGGTGAAATATTCACTTTTGTGCCATCTACGGTTTTCTGAACACCAGTAATACATTCTTCAAGGGTGATAGACACTGGTGTTGTTCTTATGTTAGCTGATCTAAACTCCTGCTTCCATCTAGACATTATGTCTTCAAATGTTCCATCAAAGTAATCAGAATATTTGTCGTAGTTGAATTCATTGTAAATATGAATATCGTTTTCATCATAATAAGTACCATTCTGAATGGTTTCATACGCAGCCCGCACCTCTTTGAACTTGTCTTCGGCGTTAGGTTCAGTGCTTACATCTGGGTGGTATTTTCTGGCAAGACGGCGGTAGGCTTTTTTGATCTCATCTTCTGAAGCAGTGATGTCAACACCAAGGACTTCATATGGATTTCTCATGATTCACTCTTCTGGTGTGTTTATAGTAGTTGCTTCCACGTAGTATAACACAATCTCTCTGAGTTGTCTAATGTATCTTCTCACTTCTTGAAAATTATAGGCAAAATTTTCATAGTCGTGTGGTGACACACCAAACACAACAAAATCATTCCCAGTAAGTCTCTCTACTTCTTCAATTTTTTCTTCAAGGTTGTCACGTGTGATAACAAACCACCTGACATCTTCTAGTCTGAGGTTTTGTGGCATGAGTGGCTGAAATATCTCAGGCCTCACTTCTACTGTTCTAACTTCCACTGGTTCAGGAGGAACATACGGCTCTGGACCGCTAAATAGTTGGCATCCAACCAGTGAAAAAGTCAACGTCACATATAACGCAATCTTACTCATCATCATTTTTTGTCTCTGACTCTAGTGTTCGGAATACGTCTTCAGTACCACTGTTTATTCTGTTCTCAATAAGACCTGGACGGGCAAGACTGAGCCTTGTTAAGTCATGTCTTCTGAATATGCTCAAATATTGATCTCGCTCTTGAAGCAGTGAATTATTAGTTCGTGAAAGGTTGGATATTCTAATATTTTGTTCTCTGTTTGTTTCTTCAAGTCTTTCTATGGTATTCTTATTTTGTTCTGCTGCGGATTTCAGCGCAACGTTTTCATTATTAAGAGTGTCAACATGTGATTGCAGTTGGTTTATTCTGGTTTCTTTCTGTGAAACAACACTATTGTGGTATATATAAGAAGCACCAACCAGCAGTAGAACTACCGGCATTATCTTTGCAATTGTTCCGAGTGACTTTGCAAATCCTAACATAATTATTTCAACACCACTATCTTATCAGATCCTTGTTTGTTCACTATGATGTAATTCTCTAGTAGACTAACACTCCAATCTGCCCCAAGTAGACTTTTGAGTGCATGTGCTTTAGGTGATGTTTTTTGAAAATCAAACACACACTCATCAAGCTTGTTGTTCTTGTATACTTTTTCATCAAGGTCGAAATCTATATAGTCAAATAGTAAAGAACCACCATAGCCTTCAAATAAAATAGTATCACCAAACACAAAGTTTGTCAAGTTACTTTCTTCAAAATATTCTGTTATTTCTGTCTCTGTTCTTGCTTCTTTGTAACTGTCTTCCGTGGTANGTACTAATACTCTCAACTCATCATCTTTCAAGNCAAACAGCTTTGGCTGCTTATAGGCTTGTACCTCCCAATTTAGTTTGGTTGTCAAGTTTTCAACATCTTTCACTAATTCAAACAATTTGTACCAGAAGTTTGGTTGTCGTTTGAACTCAACAAACACTAACCAAAAGCCATCTTCGTTTGGGTTCGGGCTTACTTCACTATCAAGAATGTCTACTAATCCTTTATCAATGAAGTCGTCAAGATCATATGCAGGCATCTCATCTTTGCAGAAGAAAGCAACCACGATAACCTCAGAGTCAACACCTGTCTTGGCACTGAACTCATCTACTGATATTAAAGGTATGACCATATCTTTTAGATCGCCATGACGAACACTCATTATATCTCCTTAAAAGTCAAAATCTTCTTGATCTCGTTGTGGCTCTTCTTCAACATCATCTATTTCTTCTACTGCTTCTTGATCCCAAGCTGCATGGAGGTCAGCTACGTCTATTTCTTCACCACTTATTTCAAATACACCTTCATACGAATCGTCAACAAATCTTCGTGGCATAGAGATCGTCACCAACCACACTGGAACTTTTTTAGACTTAGCTCGCTTGTTCTGATCAACATCTGGTTCAAGGTCCTCTGGACCCAACACTCTACTAATTTCATAATAATGGTCTTCTGCATACTTTACTTTGCAATCGTATTTCAGCAATCTCAAACCAGCATCTGGATCAGGCATCAAATTTTTTGGATACATCCACGTGGTGGTAATCCAATAACGATCAATAATGGGACCGTTTACCAATTCACCAAGTTCCCAATTTCTGTACGCAAAGACACCTGCTTGATCCATTGTTTTTTCAAACTCAAGCAACATCTCCACAGCAGTCTCTTGCTCAGATAGATTTTTTATCAAATAAACTATATCTTTGTTATTATATGGCATGCTAATATTTACCGGTTTCACGCAGAAAACCACACGAGTCGCAGATCCTCAGATGAAATAGTGAACTTCTCGGTAGTTCACCGGTCAATCCATTTGTTATAGAGAAAATCGTGTACTTCTTGAACTGTAGACAGTCCATTTTTTCTGAAAAGATCTAACAACCTCTCAAGTCCGCTTTCTTCTACTCTTGACTTGTTATTGTGTATGTCCGCCTTTAGTTGTGAATTAAAGTCCCTTTTATTATATATGTAGCGATACACTCTTTTTCCTTCTCTGCTCAAGTCATCAACATCACCTTTCTTAAACAATTCCATATAACCACTGAAAGGTCTGCGCTTTCTGTACCAGCCTGGCGCTTTTGGTTGGGTTCTGAAGACAGGAATATCAATGCTTTTTCGTTTATTCTGTAGTAACCAATCTTCGTAGCTGTCGTAAAAGAAGTGAGTGATGTTGTTTTTCTTCACTTCGATGAAAAGATGTCTTAACATCCTCTGCTGGTTTTCATCGATTCTATCCAATCGTGCATACACATGAATCTCATCAATATAATCTGTTGCATTCTCTATTACAGGTTCAGTATGATATATGCGGTCTTCTGCTTCTGCTTTAGTTGGTTCTATTCTTCTGAAATCAAGCCCCCAATAATCAATAGGCTTACCACTATAACGATTGCTCAGCTTTCTTCCATCAAGATTTAACATTACACCTGATAAGCCACTAACAAGATGATACCCACCTAATAGGTGTCGCGTTGTACTCAAATAATACAACGTTTCATCGTCAGACACCATACGTTCTGCATCTGTGCCAAAAGCACTGGTCAACTTGAATCTGTCTTCAGATATTATTCTGTGTGCGTTATGAGGACTAGTATAGTGAAATACAACTGGACTTATACCTTCAAATAATTTAAATAGTCTCATATATGTTATTTACCGCAATCACGCAGAAAGCCACATAAGCTGTGGTCCAGCAGTAGTTCACCTGTTTTGTAGTATGTTTAATATCCAAAAACAGCAGCTGGGCATAAATATTGTTGTATGAGTATTCTTTTGAAACATACACCTTCCTTTCATTATGTAATAGTCCTATTACATGAACTGCTTAACACCTTAAAATTAACCACTCGGAGGAATAATGGCCAGAGGCAACCGAAAGAAAAATGTAATTCAATTTCAAGACAAAAAAGAACAGAGCATCTATAGAAAAGTTAATCTGGTACCAAAGAATCTAGCACAAGAAGAATATATTGATCAACTAAATGATGAAAACAAAAATATAATTTTTTCTATCGGACCAGCAGGTACTGGTAAAACATATCTTGCAGTTCTAAAAGCTATACAGGCTCTCAAGGAAGGTAACATAAGCAAAATAATTCTAACCAGACCAGCAGTGAGTGTAGACGAAAAACACGGATTCTTACCTGGTGACTTGAACGCAAAGATGCACCCTTGGCTGCTTCCTATATTTGACTACCTTGAAGAATACTACTCTCTTGATGCAATAAACAAATTGATAAAGGACAACATCATAGAAATAGCACCACTTGCATTTATGCGAGGCAGAAGTTTCAAAAATGCATTCATCATCGCAGACGAAATACAAAACGCAACACCTTCACAAGTAAAAATGCTACTAACGCGATTTGGTGACGGATGCAAAATGGTAATCACTGGAGACTTAAATCAGCCTGACCGTGGCTTTGAACAGAACGGTCTCAAAGACTTCTTAGACAGATTTACAAACAAATCACCAAGAATCGGAAAAGTTGAATTCCAAAGATGCCACATAGAAAGACATCCAGTGGTATCTGAAGTACTAAACATATATGG